GTGCAGATCGACGCCCACGATGCCAAGCTGCTCAGCGTTGCGGACGCGGCGCTTCAACACGGCGCGGTGATGGCGCGGCGCCTGGTCGGTTTCTCGCGCCATTACCCCTATAGCCCCGAAGCGGTGGATCTGGCCGAACTGGCAGAACAGCTCAGCCCGTTACTGCAACAGGTGGTTGGCGCAGAACTGCGGTTACGGCTGCACACCGGCAACGGCGGGTGTTGCGCGATGGTCGACCGTCATACCGTGGAGCGCGCCATCCTGAATCTGGTGATCAACGCCCGCGATGCCTGTGCCAGCGGCGACGGCATCAGCGTGGAAACCGGGGAAACCTTCGTCACAGAAGAGCAGGCGCAACTGGCCAAACCGGCCGGGCACTACATGACCCTCGCCGTCGCCGACAGCGGGCACGGCATGGACAGCGCGGTGCAGGCGCGCTTGTTCGAGGCCTACTTCACCACCAAGCACGCCAGCAAGGGCGCCGGCCTGGGATTGGCGCAGGTCTATAGCGCTGTGCGCCAGGCCGGCGGTTTTGTAGAAGTCTTCTCGGCGCCTGGCCGGGGCGCGCGTTTCGTGCTGGCATTTCCGCGCGTGCAGCGAAGCTAGACGCCTGCATTGCTGGCCTTACACGCAGGCGCTGGTGACATGGCTGCCTGCGGCAATTGCTTGCAGACCGCAGAGCACGTCGCGCCACGCGCTCACCACAGGCAATGACGTGGCGCCGCAGTGGCGCACGGCGATACTTCCGGCATCGCTGACGATGTGACCGGGGTTTAATCGCTGACGCCGGCTGCGGCAACCGCACCCCAGCCAGGCATTTGGTGATGAGCGTCGCCCAAAGGCTTTGAAGAGCCATCGGTATCCAAATCAGACGTTGGCGATGCCGGCGCTATCGCGAAGCTGCAGCACCGCCGTCGCGACGCCAACCTATCGCTGGTCTCGATTCGTTTACAGCAGGCCCAACGAGCGCGCGCGCCGCTTTCAATCCTGGAAAAAGAAAAGCACCTAGGCAGTGCCTAAGTGCTTTTATTTGGTGGGCCGTCAAGGATTCGAACCTTGGACCTATTGATTAAGAGTCAACTGCTCTACCAACTGAGCTAACGGCCCTGAAACTGGTCGCACATTGTATGTGCATTTTTGCTTTGTTGCAACACCCTGTGACACATCGGGTCAAACATTCCTGCAATTTCTCGTCATCAGTGGGGTGGCTGAGGGGACTCGAACCCCCGACATCTGGAATCACAATCCCGCCCCAGCCCGTAAGCATACAACGTTTTCTTGGTTTTGTGACGCCGCGGGTGACGTAAAGGTGACATCCGTGGCGTCACAGGTGACGCGCCAATTAGTCGGGGCTATAGACCAAACGAACTTTAAGTGTGGAGGACGCAGGCCTCCCCTCTGAGCCAAGACAGATATCCCACATATGGGATATGAACATCACTATAGAGGAGCCACTTAAAGGTCTCTTCCAGTCCTACTGGAGGTGCGCTTCAAGTGACACTTCCGGCCGTGCCGGTTTCAACTGTTCAGCCAACACCTCCGCCTTCGGGCGGGGGCGTTTTTCGTTTGCCCATTCAATCTCAACTTCGGGACGCATTCCTAATATGCAATCTACCGCCCAGACGCTCCACGAACGCCAGCTCCAGCTGGAGTCCGAATCAACCTCCCTCGGCATTGCTCGCTACGAAAAGGCCCGCGCCAATTCTGACGAGGCTGACACCGGCCCCGGCAAGAAGCTGGTCATGCAGGCGGTCGCGGCCACCGGCCAAGCCATCCGTGAGTTTGTCGAGAAGGCCAAACAGGGCGGCGGTGGCCGGAGACACACGGCGGTGAAGTGGCTGGAGCATCTCGACCCCGAGGGCTGCGCCTACCTAACTGCAGTGGTATGCGTGAACGCCCTTGCCGGTGAGCAGGCTAAGTTGACCGCCGTTGCGCGCTCTGTCGGCTCTGCCATCGCACAGGACGTGAACTACAAGAAGCTGCGGGACAACCACGCAGGCCTCTATCGAGTAATCCAGCAGCAGCTCAAGAAATCCACCTCCGCGCATCACTCAACCGGAGTGATGAACCACGCCCTCGCCAAGACCGAAACCGAAATGTTCGTGTTCACGCCGGACGAAGAGGCTCTGGTCGGCATGAAGCTGATCGACCTCTTCATCGAGGCGTCTGGACTGGCCGAAATCATCCTGACCAGACCCCGCAAGAACCAAACCGTCGCGATCCTGCAGGGCACCGCGGCGATCCGCGAGTGGCTTGCCAAGGCCCACGATAGCGCCTCGATGTTCCTGCCCGTGTGGCTGCCCATGCTGGTCCCGCCCAAGGACTGGACGACGCCTCGCGACGGTGGCTATCTCACCGACATCGGTGGAAGAGCGGACCTCGTGCGCACGCGCAACCGTGCCTACAAGCGCGAGCTGGAGCAGGCAGACATGCCCAATGTCTATCGGGCGGTCAACCTCATCCAGTCCACTCCCTGGAAGATCAACAAGCCGGTCCTGGAAGTGATGCAGGACGCCTGGTCGATGGGCGGCGGCTTCGCCGACTTACCCGACCGTGACCTGTTGGAGCTGCCTGAGCAGCCGGTCATGCTGGTCACCGACCCCGAGTTCTACAAGGAACACCACGCCGAAGAGTTCAAGGCGTGGAAGCGCAGCCGCGCCGAGGTTTACGAAGAGAACGCGCGCGCCACCTCCCGCCGCCTCTCGGCCGCACAGAAGATCGCCCGTGCGGTCCAGTTCAAGGACGAGGCGGCCATCTACTTCCCGCACAACCTGGACTTCCGAGGCCGGGTCTACCCGATCCCCTCAATCCTCACCCCGCAGGGCGACGATCAGGCAAAGGCTCTCCTGACCCTGGCCGAAGGCGTCCCGCTTGGCGAAGACGGCGCGTTCTGGCTGGCCGTACACGTCGCCAACTGCTTCGGCGTCGACAAGGTCGCCTTCTCGGAGCGCGTAGCGTGGGTGCGTACGAACGAGGAGATGATTCTCGACTCGGCCCTCAGCCCCCTCGACGGCCAGCGCGCCTGGGCCAAGGCTGACTCTCCTTTCTGTGCTCTGGCTGCGTGCTTCGAGTGGCTCGGCTACTCCATCAACGGCAACGACCACGTGTCACACCTGCCAGTCGCGCTCGACGGCTCCTGCAACGGCCTGCAGAACTTCTCGGCCATGCTGCGCGACTCCATCGGCGGCGCAGCGACGAACCTGCTACCGCAAGACAAGCCTGCCGACATTTACACGGCCGTGATGGACGTGGCCGCCGTGCGCGTCAAGGCTGAAGCCGAGGCGGGCAACAGTTGCGCCCTCTTCTGGGACGGGCTGCTGACCCGCGGCATCGTGAAGCAGCCAGTGATGACGCTTCCTTATGGCGTCACCAAGTCAGGAATGCGCGGCCAGGTCCAGGCCAACGCAAAGAAGGAGGGCTTGTCGCCTTCCAACGAGCAGGCTGCGTACCTGGGCGACATTCTGTGGGACTGCATCGGAGAGGTGGTGGTAGCCGCGCGCCAGGCCATGGACTGGCTAAAGGAGGCATCGAAGGTCGCTTCGGCCTCCGACCTTCCCATCGCTTGGACCACACCGGCCGGCTTCCCGGTCCTGCAAGAGTACCGCGAGGACCTCGGAAAGCGTGTCACCACTCACATCGGGGGAAAGCGGGTCGAATTAATCGTGGCTATGGACGGGAGCAAACTTGACCGCCGTCGCCAGGGTCTCGGGATCTCCCCCAACTTCGTGCACTCCTGCGATGCGAGCCACCTGATGTTGACCACCTGTCTCGCGTCGGACAACGGGATCACCAGCTTCGCGATGATCCACGACTCCTACGGAACCCACGCTGGCAACACCGGCACCCTCGCCGCCTCTCTGCGTCACGCCTTTATTGAGCAATACGAGGGCGACGTACTGGGCAACTTCAGAACAGAACTGGCCGAACAGCTCCCGATAAAAAACGCTGCTGACCTTCCGGAGATTCCTCCCTTCGGTGACCTGGACCTCTCCCAAGTGTTGGAGAGCAGCTATTTCTTTGCCTAGTACATCCCGCATTTGGGATTAATCCCCAAAAAGGAACAGACCATGAGCATCAATTTCAACGCAAGTCTCGGCACCTACGTAGCACTGGACGCCTACGGCCAGGTCCTCGCGATCTACAGCCCGTCCGCTCACGGAACAGTCGAGGAGTTCCGCAACGAGATGGGCCGGGCTGAGTGATCGAGCCTCGCCTCCGCTCGCACGTACTGCACTCCAGAAGCGCGCACGCGGCCTCTCGCGGCGCCTTCGCAGCCCTGAGTGGCGTGCAGCTGGTCGAGCACCCCGCAGACCAGCTCATCGGGCTTGCCTGCGCTTTCCGATTCACCGCCGAGGAATGCGGATACGACCCGCTCTCCCTTATCGAACTCACCGAACGCATGGAAGCGGACTGCCGCTTCCGCGAACTCAACACCCTGTCGGCCGTCCGCAAGTACGCCCAGGAAGAACTGGCGAAGAAGCTCCCATGACACGCGAAATCGAACAGCTGCTTGAACAGGCAGCGCTGGAAAACGAGCTGTATGGAGCGGCTTTCGCCTCCACCGAAGCCCGTCTGATCGAAGCCGGCTACCTCCCCGAAGAACCAGAATCCTATGACCCAGAAGAAAGCGAATAAGCGATACGTGTCCCCGGCCGGTACGGCCATCTGGCCGCGACTGAATGCCCCCGATACAAAGTACAACGCGGACGGCGAGTTCTCCGCCAAGCTAGCGATGGACGAGTCAGACGCCGACACCCAGGCGTTCATCAAGAAGCTGACCGGTATCCGCGACGAAGCCTTCGAGCAGTTCAAGTCAGAGAACCCGAAACACAAGAAGGCTGCACTGGCCGATTTCTTCGCTTCGGAAACCGACGATGAGGGCGACGAGACCGGTCGGGTGACCTTCAACTTCAAGATGAAGCACAAGATCAAGGCGAAGAAGACCGGCAAGGTCTACACCATGGTCCCGACCATCGTGAATGCCAAGAAGGAAGTGCTGAAGAACCCGCCGAACATCGGTGGCGGCAGCCTTCTCAAGGTGAGCTTCGAGGCCGTGCCCTACTTCGCGGCGGCGGACAAGAAGTTTGGCATTTCGCTCCGCATGGTCGGCGTCCAGCTCATCAAGTTGGTCGAGTTCGGCGGCGCCAGCCGTGCAGCCGACGACTTCGATGAGGAGGATGGTGACGAAATCGCTGACGGCGCAGACCGCCCGAGCGATGACGACGACTCCGACGATTCGGACGAAGACAGCGACGGAGATAATGGCGACGACGGCGACTACTAAGCCCTCGTCCAAGGTCACGAAAGGGGCGGCGTTGGCCGCCTCTTTCACTTTCCCAATAGACCCCGTTCCGGCTTCTCGCCCCCGCGTAACGCGCTGGGGCACGTACCACCTGAAGACCTACAAGACCTGGCTGGAAGCGGCAGGCAAGTACCTCAAGGGCCTATCCCACGTTGCAGGACACAGCATCCGCCCGGATACGCCGCTGATCGTTGTCGCCGAGTTCGTCTGCCGAAAGCCCAAGACGACGAAGCTGTTGACGCCGAAGGGCGACATCGACAACTACCTGAAAGCCCCGCTGGACGCGATTACACACGCCGGCCTGTGGGGCGACGACAAGTGGATCACCACCGTCGTCGCAACCAAGCGATTCCAGGAACCCGGCGAAGAGCCGCACACCGCGTTGTCAGTGTACGAAGCTCCGCGCGAGAGCCTGTTCAATCAACTCACTCAGTTCATCCGGGGGATCTTCCGGTGCGGCTGAAGAAGATGGCCAACCCTGACCAGCTGTTCGTAACCGCCTCAATGACGCGGCCGGACCACTCTGTCACTGGCGCCGAACTGGCGCGCATCCACCGCTCGCAGGGCTTCTCCAAGATCGCAGTCCACTACGTCATCGAGCGCGACGGAACCGTCTTCGACGGCCGCGGTTTGGACGAGCCGGGCTGCTTGGCCGCGCGCGCAAACGACCGATCGATCCAGGCCTGCCTGGTCGGCGGTGTCGATGACGCCCTGACACCAACCAACAACTTTTCCAAGCAACAGCGAATGGCGCTGCGGCGAGTCGTGCGTAAGCACGGTCTTCCCGTGGTGTTCGACCGCGTGTGCCCACTACAGGAAATCTAGCAATGAAACTGTCCCGTCAAGCCAACCTGATCGTCGATCACCTCTACAACAACCAGCACATCACCTCGTGGCAGGCTGAGGGCGTCTACCGCGTCCGCCGCCTGGCGTCGCGCATTACCGAACTGAATCGTGCCGGCTACGACATCCGCAAGGAGCGTTGCGAAGACGCGACGGGGCAGTCTTACACGCGCTACTCCTTCACCCGAGCGCAAAAGCGTCGCAGCACGCCGGTGCATCCGCAGACCCCCGAGCAGCCGCGCTTTCTGCTGGATCGCCTGATCGACCTTTACCGCACCTACTGCGCGAAGGAACTGGGCCTGGGTGGCGATGACCTGGACACCGAGACCGAAGACTTCCGCCGCTTCCTCCAGGAGGCCAAGTAATGGAAAAGGTTCAATCCGCAATGCGCCTGGCCTTCGCAAACGCCACCAAAAACGTGCCAAAGGAAGAACGCGAGCGTACCTACGCGATGGTCCGTTCGGCGTCCAATCGCCAACTGGGCGTGACCCACCGCAAGACCATGTGGTCGGTCGAGCGTGTCAGCCGACGCTGAGTCTCAGTTCGTCGCCAAAGAGCCGTGCCCGAAGTGTGGTAGTCGCGACAACCTCGCGCGCTACGACGACGGGCACGGCTTCTGCTTCGGGTGCTCCCACTATGAGCCGGCAGATGGTGACGCCACACGCACGCAATCAAGGCCCCGCATGTCCGACGACTTTGCTCAGGGCGAAGCATCCGCCCTGGCCGCTCGCGGTCTGCAGGAAGAAACCTGTCGCAAGTTCTCCTATTGGGTAGGAAAGAACAAAGACGGCAAAACCTGCCAGATCGCCAACTACCGCCGCGATGGTCGCACCGTCGCTCAAAAACTCCGATTCAAAGATAAGAAGTTCGCCTTCCTAGGCGACACCAAGGAAGCAGGACTGTTCGGCCAGCACCTCTGGCAACCCACGCGGCGATTAGTCATCACCGAAGGTGAAATCGACTGCCTTAGCGTGGCGCAAGTTCTCGGCCTGAAGTGGCCCGTAGTGTCAGTGCCGAACGGTGCGCAGGGCGCAGCCAAGGCCATCAAGCGTGAGCTGGAGTGGGTCGAAAAGTTCGACGAAGTGGTCATCATGTTCGACATGGATGAGCCAGGCCAGGCAGCCGCTCAGGAGGTCGCTGGAATCCTTTCGCCGGGCAAGGCACGCATCGCGCAGCTGCCGCTGAAAGATCCCAACGCGATGCTCCAAGCGGGCAACGGCGAAGCCATCGTCTCGTGCATCTACGAAGCCCAAACAGTTCGTCCAGACGGCATCGTGACCTTCGGCTCTGTGCGCGAGAAGGCGCTAGCTCCCGTTGTCATCGGGATGCCCTGGCCCTGGCCCGAATTGACCGATTACACCCTCGGCCGGCGCTACGGCGAAATCTACGGCCTGGGTGCCGGTACGGGCATGGGCAAGTCCGACGTGTTCGACGAAATCATCGTGTTTACGGCGACCACCTGCAACGAGAAGTGCGGCGTCCTCAAGCTGGAACAGCCGCCCGCGGAAACCGCGAAGCGCCTGGCCGGAAAATATGCCTCGCGCCGCTTCCATGTGCCTGATGCAGGCTGGACGCAGCAGGAATTAGAAGACGCGTTCGACATCCTGGACAACACGGGCAACGTCGTTCTTTACGACCACTTCGGCACCACCGACTGGGAAGTGATCGCTTCCAAGATGCGCCATATGGCCGTCGCGGATGGCGTCAAGCACATCTTCCTGGACCACCTCACTGCACTCGCAGCCGGCGCAGACGACGAGAAGAAAGTGCTGGAGCAGGTGATGGCTGCACTCGCCAAGTTGGCGATGGAGCTGAACGTCTGCATCTATTTCATCTCCCACCTCACGACCCCCGAGAAGGGCTCGCCGCACGAGGAAGGCGGGCGCGTGACCATCCGCCAGTTCAAGGGCAGTCGCGCCATTGGCTTCTGGTCGCACTTCATGTTCGGTCTGGAGCGCGATCAACAAGCGGCAGATATCTCCGTCCGAACCACAACGACTCTCCGCGTGCTTAAGGACCGCTACACCGGCCAGGCCGCGGGCAAGTGCATCTACCTCCGCTACGACGAACAGACCGGCCGCCTAGTGCCTTGCGCCGACCCATACGCGGACGGCGATGACGAGAGCTACGACGACACGCCAAGCGGCTACTGAGCTGCACCTCACCTCACCCAAGGAAAAACAACATGACCCTCAAGACCGCACTGCTGGCGATCCACGCTTTCCTGACGCCGGCCCCGAGCGTTGACGCCATCGTCGCCGACCTGGACCGCACCCTGGGCAAACTGGATGCAGCCGAAGGGAAGCTGCGCGACCGCGCTGCAATCGCAGAAGCGAAGGCCGCCAAGTTGGTACAGGAAGCCGTGGGCCACCGCTCGCGCGCTCTACGTGCCGGTCGCGTCGCCGGCCGCATCAAGGCCATCATCGAATGACCTACGGCGCCTACATCAAGGCAATCTTTCTGGACATGCCGGCCGCAGCGCGCATCGTCTCCATCCTCGGTGGCGGCGCCCTGCGGTCGTTCTTTGACGGCACTCCCGCCAAAGACTACGACCTGTTCTTCCGTTCTTATCAGGACTACCTCGTTGCCTTCGCTGCGTTCTCGGAGCAGGGCAACCGGTACATGGAGCTGGCGGCACCCAACGGCACCTCACAGTTCCACGACCTAAGCACCGGTCGCCTCTTCAACTTGGTCGGCTTTCATTTCGACACACCTCAAGGGCACCGAGATGCATTCGATTTCCGCTGCTGCATGTTCGTGGCGTGGCTGGAATTCAACCTTCCGACCACCTCAGCGCACCCCGATGCTGCTGCAGACGCTGCGGCGAAGCGTCTCGTTGTGATGAACAACAACGGCGACGAACGTACTTATGCTCGGATGCACCGCTACCGGGACTACGGCTACCGCCTCGACTTGGGTCTTGGTGAGGAACTCATCAAGCAGCCAGGTGACGTTTCCCTGCCAAGTTTCGAGCGCGTCAAGCAGATCCTCAAAAGCTATCCCAAGGCAGCACGAGGAGTAGGCTCCGATGGCTTGGCTCGTCTTTGACATTGAGACCAACGGCCTACTCGACGAACTGACCACTATTCACTGCATCTCCCTCCAGGAAGTAACTCCGGAGGGAGTACCTGTGAGTGCTGTGCTCTCAGCCAACCGCGTGAATGGGGAGCTGACCATCGAGCAGGCCTTGGAAATGCTTCAGGGCGCGGATGCCGTGGTCGGCCACAACATCGTCAACTTCGACGTGCCTGCCATCCGCAAGCTGTACCCAAAGTTCAAGATCAAGCGCGCACTGGACACGATGTTGCTGTCCACACTTCTGTGGCCTGACCTCCGCGACCGCGACTTTCAACTTCGCCAAGAAGAACCCCGGCAAGTTGCCCGGCCAGTTCATCGGCCGGCATTCGCTGGAGTCTTGGGGCTACCGCTTGGGCGAATGGAAGGGCGACTACTCCGCCGTGATGAAGGCCAAGGGCCTCGACCCGTGGGCTGAGTGGAATCAGGAGATGGACGACTACTGCGACCAGGACGTACGCGTCACGCAGAAGCTCTTCGCCCTCCAGATGACCAAGGGCCTGTCGCAAGAAGCGATTGACCTGGAGCACGGCATCGCACCCATCCTCCAGCGTCAAACCGCCTATGGCTTCCTGTTCGATCAGAAGAAGGCCGACAAGTTGCAGCGCGAATTCATGGTCACAAAGGCCAGGCTCACAGACGAGCTGACCCGCGTGTTTCAGCCCTGGCGCGAGAGCCTCGGCATGTTCGTCCCGAAGGTCAACAACGCCAAGCTCGGCTACGTCAAAGGGGTACCGCACGAGAAGTTTAAGTCCTACGTCTTCAATGCCGGCTCTCGCGATCATATCGCAAAGCGCCTGAAGGCCCTGCACGGGTGGAAGCCCGCTGTGTTCACGCCGGAGGGTCGCCCAAAGATCGACGAAGAGACCCTTGCGCACCTCAAGTACCCCGAAATTCCCATGCTGTTGCGCTACCTGACGGTGGCGAAGCGCGCCGGGCAACTTTCCGAACCTCCGCCGAAGCTCAAGAAGGACGGCACCCCAAGCAAGTCGAAGAAGAAATCCGAAGCCTGGATCACTCAGGTTAAGAAGGATGGACGCATCCACGGGCGGGTGAATCAGAACGCAGCGGTCACAGGGCGCATGACGCACTCGGGACCGAACATGGCGCAGGTCCCCAAGGTCCAGAAGTGCAAGGAGGGGATTCTCTTCGGCGAGGCAGGTGGCTGGGGCTATGAGTGCCGCGAGCTGTTCACGGTGCCCAAGGGCAAGAAGCTGGTAGGCGCCGACGCCTCGGGCCTAGAGCTGCGCTGCCTGGCGCACTTCATGGCCGCCTTCGACGGCGGCGCCTACGCGACCGTACTGCTGGAAGGCGACATCCACGCCGAGAACCAGAACGCAGCCGGCCTGCCGTCGCGCGACAACGCGAAGACCTTCATCTACGCCTTCCTCTATGGGGCCGGCGACGAGAAGATCGGGTCGATCATCGGGAAGGGCCGCAAACACGGCAAGGCGCTTAAGGAGAAGTTCCTCCAGGGTCTTCCAGCGCTCGCCAAACTGGTCAAGGGCGTCAAGAAGCGCGCCAAGGCGAAGGGCTATCTCATCGGCCTGGACGGTCGGAAGCTGCACATCCGCAGCGACCACGCTGCACTCAACACGCTCCTTCAGTCCGCAGGCGCGCTGGTCATGAAGAAGGGACTGCACATCCTGGACGTGCGCCTGCAGGAAGCCGGCCTTGCGCCGGGAGTGAACTACGAGTTCGTCGGCAACATCCACGACGAGTGGCAGATCGAGGTGGACGAGGAACATGCCGAGTTCGTCGGACGGTCAGCGGTCGCTTCGATCCGTGCGGCAGGCGATTACTTCGGCTTTCGCTGCCCACTCGATGGCGAATACAAGATCGGCAACAACTGGGCTGAAACCCACTGACCAAAGCACGCACCTCCGATCCGGCAGGTGTGCTCCTTCGCAGCGCCCGTAGGCGGGCACAGAAGCGCGGCCTCCCGTTCGACCTGGAAAGGGACGACATACGGATTCCGAGCTTCTGTCCCGCCCTGGGCATTCCGCTGTTCCGCTCTGTCGGACTGAAGGCGCAGGGGCCGAACTCCCCAACCTTGGATCGCATAACGCCCGAGCTGGGCTATGTGCGCGGCAACGTCCGCGTCATCTCCAGCCGCGCCAACCAAATCAAATCCGACGCCACCCCAGCAGAGCTGCTACAGGTGGCCTGTTTCTATCAGGAGCATCAATGAGCACCGACAAAAATCGCGAGTTCTGGTTGTCCTCCATCCAGTCCCTGGAGAACGACCTGGCGCAGGCGCGCGACCGCCTTGCCGAGTACGACGAGGCGCCTGAGCGGTTCCAGTTCGACACCGTGGAAGACGCTTCTGGCGAACTGGGCGATGTCCTGTGGTCCCGCGCTCACGCGGACTGCGAAGGTTCGTACAACTGCGGCGACGATGAGTACCGTCAGGAGTGCTACGTGCAGGGCGTCAAGCACGTCGCCATCTTCACGGCCGACTACAACCGTCACGACAAGACCTACTACTACATCGACTTCTGGAATTGCCGGGTCGAAGTGGTGTGACCCCCAAGCAAATCCTCCAGACCTTCGCCGCATTGGTTGTCCTCGCCGCACTCGGCGCGGGCGGCTATGCCGCCTGGTCCTATCGCTCCATGACGGAGCGCGTCACGTCGCTGGAAGCAACGGCGCGTGACTACGAAGACCTCAAGAAATCCGTGGCGACCCTCCAGCAGGAGGCCGTTCGCCGTGCCTCTTTCGACAAAGCAATCCGGGACTTGCGCGCCGAGCGCAACCGTTCCGTGGAGACCGCCGCAAATGAAAACCCTGTCGTTGCTGGCTATCTGCACCAGCGCATTCCTGACGAGCTGCGCAACGCGCACTTCGCTGATCGAACAGTACCTTCAGCCGTGTCAGGTCGAGGGCAAGCACAGCTCCCTTGACGCGGTGATGGCCGACCCGGCTTCCGAGACATACGACCTCTACCACTTCGGCGGCAACGCCCAGGACGCCCTTGCGCGCTGCAACGCCGACAAGGAATCCATCAAGCGCCTTCAGGAGGGCAAGCGATGAACATCAACGCAATCCAGCAAGACGGCACGCTCCTCCATGCGTTCACCGAGATGGTCCGAAAGAACCTGGAAGCGGAGCTGCTGGAGCAGATCAAGCCCGCACTGCGCATGGCGGTGGACCGAGCCGTCGGGGAGCTGGAGCCGTCCATTCGCACTTATTACGACCTCGCAGCCGACCAGCTGCTTATCAAAGTCACGCACAAGGAGCTACCGCGATGAGCCTCACCCCAATGCCGCGCTGGTCGAAGGACACCGAAGTGTTCGTCCGGCCGTCGCATTTCCACGCCGGTCCCGGTGTCGTCGAAATTTACACGCGCTACAAGGACCTCAACAACGTCCAGCACGCACCCGTCGAGCACATCGCCGAGGCGACGGAGGCTGCGCTGCGCGAGCTGGCCTATGAAGTAGGGCGCAGGGCGGTGTTCGCATGAAGCGCCTACTGATACTCGCCGTTCTCGCCCTCACGCTGGCCGGCTGCGACACCGACTTCCGCCCGCGCGAACCACGGGCCGATTACGGCTCGTGCCTGAGCGGCCACAACGAGACCAGCACGATGCTCACTGGCGGCGGCGTGGGTGCCTACATGGGTGGCGTCCCGCTGGGGAGCGGTATGCACATGGTCGCCACGACGAGCTACGTCTGCGACAGGCATGAGTACCCCAATGGCGACAGCCCGTCCTACTTTGCGGCCTACGACCAATACCTCGTGGATCTGGCGGCGTGGCACAAGCGGCACCCCGAGAAAGCACCTTGAAGAAGCGCCAGCGACCCGTCCTGCTGATCGATGCGGACGTGCTGCGGTACTACATGGCCTTTAAGAACACGAAGTCCATCGACTGGGACGGCGATGGCGAGACCATGGAGGTCTAACAGCCTGAGAAGGCAAAGGTTGAAGTCGCCGAGTACATCGCGGAGCTGGTCGAGAAGTTTGACGCCGCCGACTTTGTACTGCCGTTGTCCTGCCCGGAGCACAACTTCCGAAAGGACGTGGAGCCGACCTACAAGCAGGCCCGTCACGAGAAGCCGAAGCCCGCGCTGTGGTACGCCCTGGACGAGTTCATCCACGCAGAGTACGCCGACAAGATCATCAAGCGGCACTCGCTGGAAGGCGACGACATACTCGGAACACTAGCCACGCATCCAGAACCTAGGCGGTGCCCTGGACCGCGCATCGTTGTGTCTATCGACAAGGATCTCCAGACGATCCCCTGCCGACTCTACAACCCGAACAAGCCAGACCTCGGCGTGCGGACTATCGACCGCTACGACGCCGACCTGTTCTGGATGAAGCAAGCCCTGATGGGCGACACCACCGACAACTACACCGGATGCCCTGGCATCGGCGCCAAGCGCGCTGACGAGGCCCTGATGCCCGTCCACGAGGCGTACCGCAACGGCTCCCCAGAGGAGCACCTAGACGCGCTCTGGAAGGCAGTGGTGGCGGTCTACGAGAAGAAGGGACTGACGGCGGACGACGCCCTGATCCAAGCACGCCTGGCGCGAATCCTCCGCCACGGTGACCTCAACTACAAAACAAATAAGGTGAATCTTTGGGAACCGTAATGCTGTTTCTAACCATCGTCGCGTGGTTCGGCGTGGCCTACTTCACGCTAGGCTGGACTGTGTTTTGGGCCTTCGTCGCTCTTGGCCTCGGGCGGCAAGTGAAAGTAAAGCTGTTCAACATCCTCGCACCCGCCATGTGCTGGTGCTGGCTGATTGCGGGTTGGGTCTCTTGAGCCAGCTGCCCCTGTTCCCAGCGGGCGGTCCGATGAAGATCGTCGGCATCTCAGGCAAAGCTGGCTCTGGCAAGGACACCCTCGCTGGCTTTCTCGTCGAGCATCAAGGCTTCATCCGCATCGCCTTAGCCGAACCGCTGCGCCGCTTTGTGTCGGATATCACCGGTCTGAGCATGGAGGAGCTGACCGCAGGCCCTCTGAAGGAAGCACCGCTGGACTGGCTGGGCGGCACTTCCCCTCGTCGCCTCATGCAGACCATCGGCACCGAATGGGGTCGAGAGATGATCGACGAGAGCCTTTGGCTGAAAGTCGCCGCACGTCGCGTCGAGGAGGCCCGCGCTGGCGGCGCTGCTGGTGTCGTCATTCCTGACGTGCGCTTCGAGAACGAAGCGATGCTGGTGCGAGAGCTGGGCGGCAGCGTTGTCGTCGTGGACCGACCGGGCGTCGCCTCAGTCGCCGACCATGCAAGTGAACGCCCCCTGCCCTCCTGGCTGGTGGACCACACCGTGGTCAATAGCGGGACGTTGGCGCAGCTTCGCGCGGCTGCGCAGGGATTGGCGAATTAG